GCCATGCCTGGATCGCCCGCCGCAGGGCGCGCGGGCGGCCGGAGTTCGCGCGCACCATCTGGATCGCCTGCTGCCGACGCATCCCCGACAGCTGGAGGTTCGCGACGAGGTCGAGCTCGCGCGGCGCCAGCCGAGCCTGACCGCGGGCCAGGTCGAGCGCGGTCGGCAGCGCGAGGTCCTCGAGGATGCCGCCGCGCTCCGCCCTGCCGCCTCGGAAGATTTCGCCGCCGAGGGTCGGGTCGGGCCGGACGATGGCGCGCCCACCCGCCCGCCGCTCCGCCTGCTCGATCGCCGCCGCGACCGGGCGGAACAGCGGGGTACCCGCCGCCGCGGCCAGCATCCGCTCGCCCATCTCGCGGCGCTGGCCCGCCGCCTGCGGCCCGCGGCCGCCGGCGATGCGGAGCTGCTCGCGGAACTGGCGGAGCGCGACCTGCTGGCTCGCCGCCCGGGGCATACCTCCGCGTACGCGCCTCTCGTAGCCGCCCGCGATGTCCTCCATGACCCTCGCGCCCCGCTGCGCGCCGCGCTGCCGCTCCTCCTCGCTCATCTGCTTGACGAGCTCCTGGCGCGCCGTGATCTCGTCCTGGAGTCCCGCCCGGTACTTCTTCGCCGCCTCGGTGTTCAGGTAGGAAACGGCCCTGAGCTGGGAGCGGAGGGTGTTGAGCTCGCGGTTCAGCCGGTCGAGGCCGCGGGCGCCGGAGGCCGCCTGCATCCCCGCCTGGAGGCGCCTCTGGCTCTCGCCGACGACGACGTCGGCGCCGCTCGGCATGGGCCGGAACGCCGAGCTGCCGAGGCCGACGCCCGCGCCGATGCCCGCGCCGATGGCCGTGCCGATGCCCGGCGCGATCAGGGTGCCGATGCCGGCCCCGATGCCCGCGCCGGACAGGGCGCCGACGAACGGGTCGCCCGCCAGCCCCATCGCCTGCGCGCCCGCCGTGATGCGCCTCTGGGCTCCGCCGCCCGCGGTGGCCCCCGCGAACAGCGCCTGCATCCCCAGGATCGGCAGGAGGAAGCCGCTCGCCAGCCCGCCCGCGCCGCGCATCAGGCCGCCGGCACCGGCGCGCAGCATCGCGCCCCTGCCGATGGCGGGGGCGATCGGGCCGGCCGGGCCGCCCAGCGTCCCCGGCGCGCCCGCCGGCGGTCGGCCGCCGCGCCGGAAGGCCCCGAGCCAGCCGCCGCCGCGGGCGACAACGCCGCCGCGCCCGCCGCCGAGAAGCGGGCCGAGGCCGATGCCCGCGCGCCCCGCCGCACCCGCGCCCATCGCCGCCGCCTGCGCGGCCGCCGCCTGCGTGGCCGAGACCGTGACGCTGCGCCAGGCGAGTGAGAGCAGGCCGATCTTCTGGAGCAGCCGCGCGGTGAGCAGGCCGCCGACGAGCGTGCTGACGAACCCCTTGAACGGGCCGAGCAGGTTCACGATCGCGTTCAGCCCGCGGAAGATGCCGTCGACGACATTGAGGATGGTGACGAGCGGCCCGGCCGCGCCGCCCATGTTCGAGAGCAGGATGGTCAGGTCGGTCAGCGCGCGGGCCATCGGCGGGCCGAAGGTGTCCGCGAAGTAGGTGAGCAGCTTCTCGAGCGGGTCGACCATGCCCTGGAGGATCGCCGCCGTCCTCGAGAGCCCGCCGCCCGCGCCCATGCGGAAGATCGCCGCCCCGAGCGCGCCCGCCAGGTTCGCCATCGCCGCCAGCCCGGCCTTCATGGCGTTGAAGTCCTGGATCATCTTCAGCCGGTTCTGCGGCGTCGACGTGATCCGCGCCCAGGCGTCCGCCGTGCGCTGGATCCCGCGCCACATCGCCTCGCCGAGCGGCCGGGCGTCGCGCCCGAGGTTGCGGAGCGTGATCCAGAGGTCCTTGGCCGTCGAGGCGAGTCCCTCCGCCGCCACCTTTGTCCGCTCGAAGAACGCCTCCAGCCGCCCGCTCTCGCGACCGGCGCGGGCGGCCCGATCGGCGAACTGCGTCCAGCCGAGCACCGTCTTCGAGAGCCACTCCGTGAACGGCCTCGCGGCGACGGCGATGTGCCGCAAGGCGCTAGCGAGGTTCAGGACGCCCCGGATCAGGTCCTGGCTCACCCCGCGGCCCTGGCCCATGATGTCGCGGATGTCGGCCATGAACCCCGGCGCCGTCACCCGCGCCGTCCCGCGGGCGATCTCGCCGCCGAGCATCGCCGAGTAGCGCCGAAGCATCGGCTCAAGCGTCGGCAGGACGCGCCGGACGTCCATCAGGGACCGGTGCAGGCCCGCGAAGATGCCGCCGGCCGCGGCCCGCCGGAGATCGACCATGAGCGGCTTCATCTGCTTCAGGTCGCCGACGACCTGCCGACCGGCGGCCCCCATCTCGCGGTACGCCTTCATGCCGGCCGCGCCGCCCGCCATCGCTGTCTGGAGCTCCTTGAACGCGAGGCGGAGCGTGACCATCGACGTAGCGAGGCCGGCGGCCCCGGCGATCGCGGGCGCGATCAGGCCGCTGAGGTCGGCTAACCGAGGCCCGAGCGCGACGATGCCGCCGGCGAGCGCGCCCACGGCCTGGCCGGCGAGGCCGATCGCCGTGCCGAACCCGAAGATCATCCCCGCCGGCCGCGCCAGCTTGAACAGCTCCCCGCCGAACTCCTTCAGGCCCCGCGCGACCATGCGGATCTTGCCGCCGAAGCCGCTCGCGTCGCGGTCGGCCCCGCGCATGGAGCGCCCGAGGTGCTCCGTCCTCCGCGCCGCCTGTTCGGTCTCCTGGCCGAGGCCCCGCGTCGCCCGCGCCGTCCGCTCGATCCCCTGCGCCTTCTGGTGCGAGCCGACGATGTCCATCCTCGCCCCGAGCTTCTCGAACGCGGCGTCGGTCAGCGCGGCCTGGGCCGCCATCTTCTTCAGGTCGCCGGAGGCCCGGTCGATGAGCCTGAACGTGCCGGTAAGGGTCGCGGCCATCGGCTACGCCGTCCCCGGGGCGCCCGCGCCCGCCGCCCTCAGCGCCCGCGCCTCCGCCTCCTGGTGGGCCACCATCGCGAACCCGTAGACGACGTGCGAGAGCCGCTTCGGGTCCGGCGGCCGGTGTTGCGGCCGGTCGTCGCCGGCCGACGCCTCGAGCGGGCGGTAGTCGTCGTCCAGCCGGTTGAACAGCCGGTAGGGGTCCTGCCCCGCGTGCAGCCAGGCGAGGTAGAGGAGGCGCATCTCCCCGCCTAGTCGGGCGAGTTTCCCGCCGCCCTCACGACCAGCGCGTCCTCGACCGCGTCCTCGTCGAACCCGGACAGCGCCAGGATCTCGCCGGCCAGGTAGTCGATCAGGCCGCCCTTCTCGGCGAACGCGCCGCGCAGGAACCACTCCGGCGGCGTGTTCTTCTGGGCGGCCAGCGCCTTGATGTCGGGCTCGACGGTCCCGAGCAGGACGAGCCGGAGGTTCCCGCGGAAGGCGGCCTCCGGGTCGCCGAGGAGGCCGAGGTTCGCCCCGCGGCGGCGCTCCCTCGAGCCCTCGGCCTGCTCCCTGATCTTGGCGATCGCGTCGCGCTGGAGCCCGCGCACCGTCCACGGGATCTTCTTCGGCGCCTCGCGGCTGCCGACGTTGATGACCAGGTGCTGGACGGCCGGCCCCTCCTCGCCCTCGAACGAGGACAGCAACCACGCGGTCGCGTCGGCCTGCTCCTCGCTGCTCAGGGGCGGCGGCGGCGCGTCCGGGTGGTCCGGGTCGCCGGCGGCCTTCTCGATCAGCGCGCGGGGGTCCGCCGCCCCGCCGTTCACGCGCTCGACGTCGAGCTCGGCGTCGAAGTCGTCCTTCGGGACCGGCTCTAGCCCCTCCTGCTCCCGTTCCAGGTCTGTCCGTGCCATAGCCCCTCCTTCGTGTTCATGGGGTTAGTGGGTCGCCATCTCGAGAGCGCGGCCCTCGCGGGCGTCGTCCCGAGAGCGGGCTGGTCTTGCGGGGAGGTCGCTGTAGACCTCCTCGTCCTCCGGTACCTCGCACTCCACCTCGATCTCGGCCATGAGCTCGGCGAGCTGGGCGGTGCCGTGGCTCCGCCTCTGGAGCATCCGCTCCTTGAGGCGGAGCCAGGCCCGCTCGTAGTTCACGGCCGACACGGCTAGAGCAGCGCCCCCGACAGCTCCTCCTGGGACGCGTACTCGGCCGACGGCTCGCCGCTGCCCTGCTTCTGGCGGAAGGCCGTGAGCGGCCGCTCGTTCTCCCAGGTGAGCGGGTACTCGCGCTCGAGCAGCTCGTCCCCGATGTTGAAGCCCAGGGGCAGCCGCCAGATGCGGCAGCCGTCCAGCTGCCACCGCTCGACACCGAGCGCCTCGGGGTCGTCGAGCTTGACGACGAGGGTGAACTCCGGGTCGAAGCGCGGGCGCAGCCCGTCACGGGCCTCGCGCCGCATCTCGACCGTCTGCGAGAGCTGCTTCCAGACCTTGAGCTCCCACTTCGCGTCGATCTTCTGCACGCGCATCGTCCCCTCGCGCGTCTCCCGGCCCTGCTTGTGGCCCTCCCGCATGGTGCCGACCAGCGGGACGTTGATGCGGCCGAGCTCGACCGCAGTCACGACCTCAACGACCTCCGCGAGCAGGTTGCCCTGGGAGTCGTAGGCCGAGCCCCAGATGCCGCTGATTCGGTACTCGCCGGCGTTTCCTGGCATGTGTTACCTCCCTTCCCGCTATCCGGCCTGAATCGAGAAGAAGACCTGCTCGGTCGACCGCCCGAACTTGCAGCTGATGAGGAACGCGACGAACGGGTCGTCGTCGCTCGGCGGCGGCACGGGGTCGACGGCCGCCGCCCACCCGGGCTGCACCGCTCCGATGAGCTGGTACTGCCGCAGGAGGTCGTTGACGTGGGCGAGGACGGACGCCCTGGTGTCGTCGTCGACCGTCGTCCGCCCGATGATGTTCTCGTCGGCCCACAGGCCGAGGTCCTGCTGGAGCCCGTGCATCACGGCGACGAACTTCGGGTTCGAGTAGATCGCCTTCGGCTTGGACTCGTTCGTCTTCGTCAGGTACGTCGTCAGGCCCTTCTCGATCCTGACGGTCGCCTGCGCGTCGCTCGACCTCGAGAGGACGATGAGGCCGTTGTCGTAGGCGGTCACGATGCCCGCCGCGTCCGCGCCCTTGACGAGGTCGAGGCCCGGCAGCTTGGCGAACGTGAGCGCCATCCTGACGCCCCTGTTGGCGACGACGCCGGCGATGCGCGGGGCGAGCTGCGCGCTCGAGAGGACGACCGGGTTGCTGTTCACGTCGAGCGTGTCGGTGTCGCTGACGCTGCCGACCCCGACGTTGATGATGTCCTCGTGGTTCATCGACACCGACCGCGACACGGCGGTCGTGATCGTCTCGTCGAGGGCGCCGCCTACGACGGTGAAGAACCTCCGGCCGACGTTCTGCTGGTTTACCGCCCAGGTCTTGAGCGCCGCCTGGATGGCGGTGTCGCTTAGGTTCTCGAACGCGAGCACCCCGAACCTCTGGAGCTCAAGCGCCGTCATCGCGTCCGTGTAGTCCTGCGCGACCAGCGTGGCGCCGTCGTCGCCGCCCGTGAGCGCCTGGTTCGACACGTTGGCGAGCGCGGTGCCCGAGGTGACGCCGCCCGCCGTGACGTACCGCGAGCTAGCGTTGATCGCGGCCGCGAGGCCGTCGATGTCCGTGTCGGGGTAGACGTAGGTCTCGAGGACGGTGCCGTCCGCGTCGAGAATGATGAGCTGGTTGTTCGCCGGCGTCGGGTCGTCCTGCGTCGTCACCCGCAGGCCGTTGCCGGACGTGCCCTCGTGCTTCGCGGTGAGCGTGATCTGCGTCCCGAGCGTGATCGCCGCCTTCGCGGCGGAGGCACCGCCCATCCGGTAGGCGAGCACGGCCCCGGCCCCGCCGAAGTCGGCGGACGCCTCGCCCAGGAACGCCTCCTTGACCGCGACGTAGCCAGAGCTCGGGGCGAACGGGTCGCCGCCGAACTTCTCCAGGAACTCGGAGAACGAGTTGCAGATGGTGGCCTGCTCGAGCGGCCCCCAGGTGTGCGTGAAGACGACCGCGACGGTCTGGCCCACCGAGGGCGCGACGGTCGGCGGCTGGCTGACGAGGAAGTTGAAGTACGTCCCCGCCAGGACCGGGCGCGATGCCTTGCTGAAGATCCCCGGCATGGGCTATCCCTCCTCCCCCTCCGTCTCGGACGGGATCGGGTTGTCGACCGCGACCTCCTGCTTCTGGAAGTCGGCGATCAGCCCCTTCGCCTCGTCGAGGCTCAGGGTCTCGCTCTCGCTGGCCGCGAAGGCCCCGGCCGCGACGTGCGGAGCGACGCCGAAGCGCGCCTCCGCCTCGGCGATCAGACGCTCGGGCGCGTAGGCGTCCGGGTCCGCCGTCTGGGCCGCCGGCGCTTCCTCCTTCGGGGCCGCGGTGCTCTTCTTGTCGTCTGGCACGGGCCTCCTCCTCCTAGCTGGTTTCGTCTCGGGCGAGCTCACTCGGCCGCGCTCTCCACGATCTCAACGTCCACAGACTCTACAACCCGCTGACCGCCCACTCCAGCCACAGGCGCGCCGTCCACGAGGCCGCGGCCGGGCATCTCCTCGAGCCGGGCGGACTTCCGCCAGCTGACGCGGAGGTCGGCGACGACGCGCTGGTGGCGGGCGTCCTCGAGGCTCGGGAGGATGCGCGGGGCGAAGTCGAGGACACGCATGTAGTCGCTCGGGTTTCGGCTCTGCGACACGCCTTCCGCGAGCGGGACGAGGTCGTAGTCGTACAGCGGGACGCGGAGCGGCCGGCCCTCGTCGACGCCCCTCCCGCGGAAGCCCTCGATCAGCGCGTCCTGGACGGCGGTGGCCCTCTCGATGGCCTCCTCCGGGTCGTCCGCCGGGGCCGGGTAGCACTCGATCGCCATAGGCTGTGTCACCTCATAGTAGAGGGCTGGGCCGGACGTGCTCGCGCCCGTCAGGAGCATCACCCGGCAGAACGGGAACTCGAAGGTGCCGCGCTCGGCCCAGAGGGCGACCTCCCACGGCTGCTCGCTCGGCGCCGGGAGGCCGCCCGGCTCGTCCACGGGGACGCCGCTGGTCGGCAGGCCGACGGCCTCGAGGTCGCCGGTCGGGTCCCAGACGAGGCGGGACCTCCCCCAGCGCCGACCGCCGGCGCCGAACACGATCTCGTCCGGCCCGCGGGTCGACGTCTTCAGCCAGCGCCACGCCGCCGCGTCCACCTCGAGCGCGCCGGGGGCGACGCCGCGGTGCGTCCAGCGCCAGGTCGGCGCCGGCGCGTCCCACTCCGCCCACCACACCTCGCCGAGCGGCGGCGGGCCGGAGTTCAGGACGAGGTCGAGGTACCGCTTGGCCGACCTCAGCGCGTCGCGGGTGCCTCTCATGGTCGCCTGACCTCGATCCGCGCCCGCGCCGCCTCCTTGTCCCAGACCGCCGTCTGGAGCTCGAGCCAGAGCAGCTCGCCCGGCTCGCCGATGAAGCCGAGCGCGGCCTCCGCCTCGGCGACGGCGGTGCCGACCATGTGGTGCCCCGGCGAGCCGGGGTGCATCACGAGCTTCGCGAACACGTCCTGGCCCGCCTCGTCGACCCAGTGCAGCCAGCCGTCGGGCTTCTTCGGGCGGATCGGGTACTTCGCGTGCTTCGGCCCCCAGAGGCCCGTACCCCACTCGACGAACGGCGCGTAGGACACGTCCGTCTCCGCGCCGGACTCCCAGCCGCGCCCGGTCGGGCTGGTGAAGCGCGCGGTCGGCGACTTCTTCCAGCTCGACTTCAGGTGGCCCGTGTCGACCGGCGTCAGCTCGGCGGCCGCGACGGCCATGAACTCGCCGGCGTCGTCCGCGATCTTGCGGGCCGCTAGGTCGGCGGGCTCGTCCGCGAAGACGTTGGCGAGCTTCGCGCCCCGGTAGCCCATCTCAGAACTCCGCCTCGTGGACGACGTACCGGCGCAGGCTCGCCTGCCAGCCGATCAGCGTCCGCCGCTTGCGAATCGGCTGCGGGTCGCCCGTGATCTCCCACTCCTCGGAGCCGAGCTCCTTCGAGACGACCTCGAGCCGCTCCTGGTTCGTGAGGCGCAGCGGGTCGCCCTCCTCGTCGCGCGTCTCGTAGAGCAGCGTCGGTGAGGTCGGGACGGGCCGGACGCCGGTCGGGACGCCGCCCTGCTCGGCGGCGGCCGGCAACTCGAGTCGGCAGCGGAACCACGGCCCGCGCGCCTCGCCGTACTGGGTGCGGCCCTCGACGCGCAGCCCTGCGGCGGCCCTGCGGACCGGGCGGGCGCGGTCGACGAGCGCACCCCCGAGGCCCATCAGCCGATCGCGGTGTCGTAGTAGCCGGGCGCGTTAGGCCAGGCGGGCCACGTCGACCAGGGCGGCCAGTCCCAGAGGCCCATCCCGCGCCCCCAGTCCACCTCGACCGTCTGCCACGCCGGCGCGACGGCGCCCGTGAGCTGCTCCTCCCAGTAGTCGGCGCGGTCGCCCACGAGGTCGTTCGTCTCGCCGGGGAACAGCCCGAGCAGGAGCCAGAGCAGGTCGTTGAGCGGCGGCCAGGGGTTCAGCATCTTCGGCGGCCTGATGGTGTCGTTGGAGCCGCGGCGCGTCTCGGAGTAGAGCCCCGCCGAGAACGACGAGATCATGTCGATGTCGGCCGCCGTCTCGAGCTGGTCGCTGCGCGCCTGGAGGACGATCTGCTCGGAGCGCATCCTGACGGCCAGGTCGAGCATGTCCTCGATCTGCGGGAACTGGTCGGTCTGCGGGTCGGCGTAGGAGCGGGCGGTGACGTACCAGAGCCAGTTCACCGCCGGGTCGACGACGCGCTCCTGGAGCCCGAGCTCGCCGGCGTCATCCGGGTAGCCCTCGACGACGAAGTCGAGCCGGCTCCTAGCCCTGACCTCCGCCGCTGTCGGTGCTGTCGCCATGAGGCTGGAGGGCGGCCGGCCGTGATGCCCGCCGCCCCCCGTTCCTCCTTACGACTTGGCCTTCGCCGTGGACTTCGCCTCGGCCTTCGGGGCCTCCGCCTCCTCGGCGGCCGCCTCGACGGCCTGCTGCTGCTCGGCCGCGAACGCCTCCATCGCAGCCGCCTGCTCCTCCTGGAGCTCGACCCGCAGCTCGGCGACCTTCAGCTCCATCTCGTCCCGGAGCCTGGCGGCCTCGCGCTGGAGCTCGGCCTGGGCCTCGGCCTGAGCCTTCGCCGCCTGCTCGCCGGCGGTCAGCTTCGGCGCCTCGTACTGGTCGTTCGCGCCGGTCACCGCCTTCCGCCAGTCGCCGTTCTCGTTCTCGACGACGCCGACCAGGGCGTTGCCCCGGACCGCGTAGCTCAGGAGCTTCTCGCCCTCGTCGAGCTCGAACGACGCCTCGGCGTCCTCGTGCTCGAAGTCATCGGTCGCGTCGGGGTCGACCTGGGTCAGCATGGCCCGGCGGAGCGCCGGGTCCTGCGACCCCTGGTGCGCCACGATCAGCGCCTCCGCGTTCGGGTAAGGGCCGTACTGGCTCTCGATCGACGACTGGAAAGCAGCGATGCCCTCGGCGTCGGTGAGCTGGCCCTTTGCTGCGTCTGTTCCGCCTCTCGGCATCTAGCTCCTCCCTCTACGGCACGACGCCCTTGTAGGCGCCGCGCGGGTCTACGGCCGCCACGCCGAAGTCGTGGCGCACCTTGAAGTCGACGGAGTCGAGCTCGAAGGTGTACGGGTCCATCCCCGGCCCCATCGCGTTCCGCACCTGCGGATCCTTGAGGCCGACGAACGGCTGCTCGTTGCCGTTGAGGAAGCCGATCGTGAACGCCGGCACGTCGCCCGGTGTGGCGAACAGGTACCAGTCGTTCGCGTCGGTCAGGAACGCCTCGCGGACGATACCGTCGCCGCTCAGGATCCCCTGGAGCGGGTTGAGCACGCCCTTGTCCATGATCGCCGTGCCCGCACCGGGGCCGCCCGCCCACTGGACGGTCGTGCCGGTGACGGTCGAGTTGATGATCCGGCGCGCGACCATCTCCTGCCGGGCCGACTTCACGACGAGCGTGGCGGCCCTGATCTGGATGCGGTAGCCGGAGTCGTCGAACTGCGACTCCATCCAGGTGATCGCGTCGGCGAGCGCGTCCTCCGAGAGGGGGTTCGTCGTGGTGTTGCCCCTCGACGAGTGGAAGAACTGCGTGCCGTCGTAGGCGGTCGGGTTCGACTCGATGAGGGCGACGAGGGCCTCCGCGACGAAGTTCCCCGCCGCGTAGCCCATCTCCGACGGGTTGCGGTTCAGCAGCTCGCCGGTGTCGTCGTTGATGATTGCCTGGCGCGTGATCTGGTAGACGCCGCCGTAGGTGTCGATCACCAGGGCGGGGCCACCGCGCTCGGTGCGCCTCATGCCCGGGTACTCGCCGTGGTCGCCGACGTACCCGAAGCCCTTCAGGGCGTTCAGCCCGTAGATCAGGCGTGGCCGGAAGTCGGGCATGTTCTCGGTGCGGGCGTAGCGGCGGTACTGCGGCTCGATGCGGGTGTAGCCCTGCCACACCGAGCGCCGTACCGGCCCCCAGAGCCAGCTCGGGAAGTCGGCCTTCGAGTCGGCCTCCTGGAGTTCGCTCCACTCCTCCCACGCCTCAAACAGCGCGATCGGCTTGCCGTACTGACCGTATGGGTTCAAGTTGTCTGTTTCGTTCCTCTCTGGCTCGGCTGAGCCGCTAGAACGCCCCCGTCCCGCCGTCCTTCGCGTCGAGGTCGACGCGCATCATCCCGGCACCGACGCCCCGCTCGGGGGCGACCTCGGTGACGCGGCCGAACTTCAGGTCGGTGTTGGTCAGGGACAGCGCGTTCGAGGTCGCGTTGATCCAGATGGAGGCGCCCTTCGCCACCGCCGCCACGGCCCCGCTGCGGGGCACGTAGACGCGGCCCTTGATCTGGATGGCGAAGCTCTCGCCGACCTGGACCTGGTTGAGGGGGTTGGTCGGACCCGGGGCGCCCAGCCCCGTGCCCGCCGGCGCCGGCTGCTGCTTCAGCGCGATGCCG